AGAAGTAGTACCTGTTGAATAACCACCTGAGTTAGCTACGAAAGCACCAGTTTGAACTAATTGACCGTTCAACAAGTATGCAACGTCAGCACCTTGAGGAATAGCAGCAGGAAGACCTGTGCCTGTCAATGTAATAGTTGTACCTGGAGTACTTGCGTTACCGCCAGTTGCAGAAACAGCAGTTGCTGTATCAGGAACTAGAGCCAATACACGGAATGGAAGACCTGTTGATGGTGTTGCTGTAGGAGCAACTAAACCGTTCAATGAATCACCGTTCAATGTGTTACCAGCTTGGTATGAACCAGCTAAGTTAAGACCAACGATAGCTTGTGAAGCTGAAGCTAAAACTGAACCACCGTTAGTTGTTACCATTGCAGCTTTGAATACTGTATCTGGATCTTCAACAATGAATGCTTGAATATCGCCAGCAGCTGTATTAGCTGGGTAGTATTGGCTGAATGTTTTTTGTTTTGTTACTGGATTAGTGAATGAGCAACCAGCAAATACACCAATGGTTTGTTTACCAGATGTAGATGAAGTTACTTGTGCTAATGTTACTAAGCCGTTCGTTACAGTTACAAAGTCACCAAAGAAGATATTGGTATTGTAGTTGTTTTGGATGGTGTATTGACGTGTACCACCAGCAAACACTTGACTACCAATAAGGTTCAGTGCTTTAAAACCATAAGGTGCGGAAATGACTGGATAAGCCATATTGTACTCCTAAGTTAAAAAAGTTTATTTGTTGCCAAATGTGACCGTTGATTTCTTCTCAGAGAAAAGAGGCATACGGGCATCGTTCTGACGCATGAAGCTATTATCAACTGCTTCGGCCTGTTGAGCTGTTTGGTTAGCTTCGTATTCCATACGTTGCTGTACCAACTCTTCAGGAGCCTTACATAACAATAAGCCACCAATCTCAATGCTGCCTTCAAAGCGGCTGCCTGGATCAGTTAATAGTTTAAATTTCGGTTGCTCTTCCACTGTCACCGGTTCCCAGCCTTCTCTCAATTTAGATGAGACATTGCGTGGGTCCGCATTATTCAGCATTGAAGTTCTAATCCAACGATAAGCATAGCCGGCTTGTTTATCTGGCTCTGGCAACAACTCTGGTGGACGCCAAGTTTTTGGACGTTCTGTTTGTTGACGGTTGCTTACTTCACGGGGAATTCTTGTATCAGCCATTTTGTGACTCCTGTACTTTCGTTAATTCCATAGCGTATTGCTCTGGGGTTAATTTGAATTTCTTAGCCAAAGCTAATTGCGTCTGCGTCAGTTTGATCTTTTTGGAGGATGTGGACCGTGTAGCAGGCGCTACTACCGTGTTGGATCTTTTTGGTGCAGAGTCTTTGGTCTCTACTGGTTGTTCGCCAGCAAATTTGTCTGGGAATCTTTTTCGCATTTCGGTATCAATAACATTCCAGTAATGATCAGAGCCTGGTGGGACTCCTTCTTTTTCTAGACGTCTATGAACACCCATTGCAAGAAAACTCATGTCCTCATCCGTGCCGTACCAGCTATTTTTATCTAGCCATGCTTGGGTTTTTGAGTCCAAGCGCTGAGCTTGCGTTTGAGGTTTTTGTATTTGTACACTATTTTCCCACTCTTGTAAAGTACTTTCATCAAATTGTGGTCTATATTGTTCAATTTGTTGCGCTTTCATCTGAGCACGTGTCAAATTCTCCTGTGCTTCAACTAAGCGATCAGAATCTCCAGAGTCATAAGCCTCTTTATATTCACGTTTAGCCATGTCAACTTCACGTGCAATACCATCTTTTGCAGTACTAACGTATGCTTTTTCGCCTTCAGTAAGCCGGCCTTGCAGTTCTTTAGTACGTTCTAATAGGGATTGCGCTACACGAACAGCTTCTTCTTGCTCACGGAAAGCTTGTTCTTTTGCTCTGCGTTCGTCATTAATTAGCTTTTTCATTTGCAATAGACGTTGTTTAGCTTCTTTAGAGTAAGACTCCAAGTCATCTTCATCAATGTCTTTTACAATTTCTTCAGGTAAAGGTTGAGCATGCTTACGATCTTCTTCCGGAGTATCGTCCTCAATTTCAATCTCAATATTATTTTCTACTAATTCGTCTTCGTTATCCATTTCATCTGGAAATTTGTAATTGTCAGCCATGATTTTCTCCTATGCTCTGCTAATGCCACGTGGATCTTGCACAATTGCTTCCACTGAATCATCATTAATTACACGGAATTCACGACCATGAATCTTTACACGTGTGCCGGTATTTGGTCTAGCCAAAATAAAGTCACCGACTTTGCACCAAGGGCCGTTAGGGAATCGTGCCTTGTCTTGATAACAATCAGGACCAAGCGCTACTACAAAAAATACTGTAGATAGTAACTCTTCAGTCTTAACTGCCATATCCGGCTTGATAATCCCAGACTCATATTCCTTTTCTACTTCTGGTAGTGCACAAAGGATACGATAACCTGTTGGTTCTGGTAGTTGTTTTGCTTTATCCTCATCGGCTTGAAGAGTTGGATCAGCAATCTGTCCTATTGGTTTTACTTCAAATACTTCACCAGGGTTTGATCCTGGCAGTATGATTTCACTCATCAGAGTTCTCCATATGTTTTAAAAGGTCTTGGGCATATCTTCGTGTGGAAAGAAGACCTGAGATCTTCCCACATATATTTTGGTATTCAGCATAGTCTTTGGCCATGCCTCTACCTAAATGATCCTGTAAGTTTGATACAGTTTCATCTATTTCTTTTAGAATCGCTTCTAAACCATTCATTTAGTTTCCTTTTTTGAGGGTTGGTTGTTCTGCATAGTCATTTGATCCATGTGTTTGGCTGCATCAATTGCCATGCGTGTCTTCTCTATTTGACGCTGTTGATTCATTTGCGCCTTTGCTTGGCCGGTAGTGTTGCCAATTTTCAAGCCTTCAATGCGTTCTTTGGACGCAATGTTGTTTTTGTCTGCTTGAACCTTAGCGCCAATCTGCATGCCAGCAATTTCTTTCTGCGCTGCAATACGTTGCTTCTCAACTTCAATTTGGTCAGCTTTAGCTGCAGCTTCAATCTGCATTTTCTTCATCTTAATATCAATTTCTTGCGCTTTAAGTTGAAGTTCTTTCATCTGCATCTGAACGATAGGATCATTTTGTGCTTGTTGAGCAGCTTGTGCAGCTTGTGCTGTTTGATTTTGGTTGAGTAGCTGTTGTGCAGCTGGCACTGCTGTACGTGTAATTTGAGCTTCCATCTCTGGACTCATCTTACTGTCATCTTCCATCTCTGGAATACTCATGCCCATCGCTTGTTCCATCTGACGCTTGTACTCTAAGCCTACGTGCTCTGTAATATGAGCCTGCATTGCAGCCATAATAGCCGGAGCTTGTGGGTTTTGACCGATCATTTGCTTGATTTTTGGATCATTCATGGCGGCCATATGGATTTGGATGTGGCCTTGATGGTCTTGGAATGGGAAAGCTTTAAGCGGTTGCATTTTTAATGCATTAACGTTCTCAGATACTGGGTCTAATGGCTTTTGCTCATCAGGCATCTTAACTAATTTGTCTGCATTCTTAATGCCAATTGCATCTAACATCTGACGATGTAGATATGGAAGGTTATAAAGCTGTGGAGCTGTCTGTGCAAGCTGTAAAACTGCTTGATATTGAACGACTTTTTGTGCCATTGTTGCTGCATTTGGGTCAGAAACAGGCACAATATTAATCATTTTGTAGTCAGATTTACGTGCTTTACGACTACCTGTAGCAGGGTCATATGAGTACTCATCTGGCGCATAATCAGCAATAATCTCCTTCAAAAGCTTCAATTCTTGCTTCATGGAGTAGTGAATACGTGCTTGAATCGCACTCATTGTCTTCAATTGACGCTCTAAAATAGCCAATGTGCTACCAACTGGAGAGTTAGCAGACATGTCAGACACTTGCAAATCACCGGCTGAAGCGAATCTACGTGCTTCATCAATGATTTTATCCATCAATCCAGCCAATACTTGGCTTGGTTCCTTGTATGGAAGGGGCATGATGTTGTCTTTCATGGCCCCAGAAGGTACATCTACATCCCTAAACTCACCTGGAGCGATAGGAGTATCGTCACCTTTGACTCTAAGTCCTCTAGTTTTAAACCCACCAGGTAGGTTGGAGAGTGAACCAGCATCAACCAGTTGTCGTAAGATAGAAGTTCCAGATTTAGCATAGGCACCTAAGATATGAATTAAACCAAAATCATAGAAACCAAAGCCGGGAATGTATCCGTACTTAACAAAGTGATCACGCTTTTGATGCGTTTTATCGCCTGGTCTCCAGTTCCTACGGATTGCAAGAACCATGCCAGTATTTTTCTCAATTGTTACTACATATGGTAAAGCCAAGCCTGTAGGCTCACCATCTTCACCTGTATGCTCATAGCCATCAAGGTCAAGATCAACATGCATCTCTAATAGTTTATAGCGGTCATCAGACGTAGCACGGAAGCCAAGCTTCTCCGCAATCTTCTTCTCTACTTCATCTAGCGTTGTATCTGGACTACCTAGATCTACGTCACGATAGAAGCCGGCTATTTGTAAACGTAATACTTCATTCTCCGTCTTACGCATCACATGCGTTACACGTGGTGCAGTCTCAATACGTGATGCACCATAAGGAACAACCACATCTTCTGCTGGGATATAAATAGATGTTTGGCGGTCTAATGCTGGGTCAACGTAAACCTTCTTAAAACCGTTACCTGATAATCCAGTACCCCAAAGCATGCGTTCATGTTCTGAACGGAACTCAACCATGCGGTCAGTAAGCTCATAGTTCATGTCACTAACGACACGATCCATTGCTTCTTTAGCTTCTTGTGTTTCTTTACCAATGATCTCACCTTTACATGGACCTGCAGCCGGAAAGGTATCCATAATAGTTTCAGATTGGAACTTAACTACAGCTTCAGCAAGAATAGGATGGTACACACCACAAGCACCTTCCCAAGGTTCGCTACGCTCTTCAATTTTTAAGCCAAGTAATTCAAGACCATCCACGTAAGTTTGAATCCAATCTCTACGTGAATCTACATCAGACTCATAGTCTCCAACTAAATCACCAGCAAGCTGGGTAAGAATAGACTCTGGAATGTATTCAGCAAGGTTGGCATCAAATGGCTCACCGTCAGCAACGGCTGGCTCATCTAACTCTACTTCATTTGGATCTATGATTTCAATTTCTATATCCGGCTGTTCAATGGCTCCAAGTCCTTGTGGGGCTGAATACAGTGCTTTATCTATTGACATTTTTAATTCCTAAATTGTGGTGTTGACTAATTTGCAATAATACAGTATATGCATGAGATTTAATAGTAGGCACGTTTACGTTTAAATTCAACAGGATCATCTGAATAATCAGTCGCTAATGGAATAAATCCACCTTTGCGGAAACGCAACAAAGCCTGTGTGGAACTATCCACCAAGTCATCATGGTCTGAGTTTGGAAACGCAGCAATCTCTTCTACTACTTCTTCCGCCCATCTTTTGCGTGGTGCCCACACCTTGCCGGACGCAAAAAGATCGGTTACTGCATTTAGCCGGCTGATCTTATCGTTACCACGTGTTGGCGTAAACTCCTGCACCGGTATTCCCATGCGTCTTAATTCAAAGACTAAAGGCGCACCAGAAGCTTTCGCCTCTACAATAAACGAATCTGGCTGCCATTCTTGATACATTTCCATTGCTCTTTGTTTTAACTCAGGAAACTCCAGTCGCTCTTTCAGCGCATCCAATAGGATGATATTCGGATCATTAGGATCTTCATTTAAATAGAAGACGCCCCATGTTGTGCATGCTGAAAAGTCAGAACGCTCATTCTTAGTAAAAGCCGTATCCCAAGACTGGATAATGAACTCACAAGGAGGTGCACGATCACCTTCCCAAACCTTCCACCATTCACGCTTAACCAGCGCACCCTCTTCAGAAGTTGGATCTTGCTGATACTGTGCTTGCCACTTACTCAATGGTAACTCTGTACGTAGCTTATCTAACTCTTGATAAGACCAGAACTCAGGCCATAAAGGTTTTTCGCTAGGTAGAATAGCCGGAAGTTCAATAATCTCCCACTCATCACCGTCACGATCTACCATCGCCTGCAAGATCTTGCCAGTCA